GATCTGCGACAACCTCATAAATTTGAGTTTGCAAAAATTACAGAAAATTATTGGGCTGACCAAGGCAAAGTTTGGCCTGCGGGACACCCAATTGCTGGGCAACCCATTGTACTTCGTGACTATCAGTTAGATGCGATTAATGGATTCATGGAACATCCACAAGGTTTACAGGAACTAGCAACTGGAGCAGGTAAGACAATTATCACAGCAACCTTGAGCGCACTGTGCGAGCCTTACGGCCGTACATTGGTTATTGTTCCTAACAAAGGACTTGTTGTACAAACTGAAGAAGACTATGTCAACGTTGGATTAGATGTTGGTGTATACTTTGGTGATAGAAAAGATTTAAACAAGACCCATACTATTTGTACATGGCAAAGTCTTAACATCCTTGATAAAAAATCTAAAGGTACAACTGACACTGAAATATTAACACTAGCAGAATTATTAGACGGTGTGGTATGTGTGATTGTCGACGAAGTACACATGGCCAAGGCTGACGTTTTAAAAAATCTACTAAGTCAAAACTTATGTAATACTCCAATACGTTGGGGTCTAACTGGAACTGTGCCCAAGGAAGATATTAACTTTCAAAGTATCCTTGCAACTATCGGTCCTGTTATTAATAGAATTTCCGCACACACTTTACAAGAAGCAGGTGTATTAAGTCAATGTCACGTGAACGTTGTGCAACTTGTTGATATTAAAGAATTTAGAAGTTATCAAGAAGAACTGAAATATCTTGTCAGTGACACTGACAGAATCGCATATCTTTCTAAATTATGTTCAAGTATTAAAGAAAGTGGTAACACTCTTATATTAGTAGATAGGTTAGATGCAGGCAAACAACTAGAGGCACAAATACCTGATAGTATTTTTATATCAGGGGAAGTAAAATTAGCAAACAGAAAAGAAGAATATGATGAAATTAGAACCAGCACTAATAAAGTTATTATTGCAACATATGGCGTCGCGGCTGTTGGTCTTAATATTCCTAGGATCTTTAATTTGGTTCTGTTGGAACCTGGCAAGTCATTTGTACGAGTAATTCAAAGTATTGGACGCGGAATTAGAAAAGCCGAGGACAAAGACTTTGTACAAATTTGGGACATCACATCAACTTGCAAGTATGCTAAACGTCACTTAACTGTGCGTAAAAAGTTTTATAAAGAAGCCAAGTATCCGTTTACGTTAGAAAAAGTTACTTGGGAATAATGGAGAAATATGTTAATACTAACACTAGATAATAAGACATTTGATTTATCAAAAATGCCAAATGAAGTAGAAGACGATATAAGATTTTCTGTATTAGATAATAATGATACAAGCAATCCTGATTTCTTTTTTATGCCTTTGATATTTTTAGAAAGTTTTAATAGTCCAGCAATGGTCATGCGAATAGGCAACACTGAAGTAATCATGCCCATTGATTGGAGTATCGCAGTAGCAGACAGTGAGTCAGGCAGTGAGATTGAAGTTATGCCATTGACCAGTTTGAATGATCGAGGTTTTGAGGCATTTTTGTTTAATCCGTTAAGTGGTTTTAGACACGAATACGGAAAAATAGAAATCGTCAATGTGTATAATGATGTTAAATGGTATTTTCCTAAAATGAAAAACAATCAGTTACTGTCAGTGCCGTTAACAGAAGGCAATAAACCTCTTTGTGCATTTTTTACTAAAGACATAAGTAGACAGTGCGAAATTATCGACGTATTTAAATTACTGTAATGCCAATTCCAGAATCAATTCGTATGGGCAACAATAACGATTGGTTATTTTATGATCGTCGAATAGGAACTCAGCACAAATATTCTTACCTACCTCGCAGGTGTTATTTGAGTGGAAAATGGTTGTTTCTAAAAAAATCTGTAGTGGTAACAGGCATGGTAATAACTGGTCCAGATGCTGTGCTAGATTTTCAATACTTTTGGTGCGATCCAAGAGAATTTTTCTTAAATGAGATTAAAGGAAGATAATGGGAAATTTAAAACCAGGCGCTACTTATGTCTACGAACGGGTCAACGGAGAAGTATATGCTAGAGAATCTGGAGCAGATCCTAGTACTCGCACACTAATGGGCTATCACTACGACCCTATAAGCGGACATCCAATTGATTATGACAAACGCACATCAGATGGTAGACCGTTGATTGATCATATCCGAGATGACAAACTGTGGGCAGAAATTCGGCGAGAAGCACGTACCAATGTGACTTTACAAAGGGCATTAGATCGTGCTATAATGATATATCGTTTAAGTAAGGATAAACCAGAATGAGTGAAAAATTAACCATTGCAGATGAAACTGGTGCCATCGATTATCGTGCAAAGGACTTGTGGGACACGCTGACAGAAGAACAAAGAAAGCAGATAAGTTTTTATTTGCTGTTGAGATATGCTTCCGATGTAAGAACGTCTGATGTGAATTTGCAGGGTCAAGCCATTATAAAAACCAATCAATACTATAACAAAAACTTCTTTGCGTTGAGCAAACATCCTAAACTATTGTGGTACTTGGTATGTATGACTGGTAATGGCGAGAAAGATTACTTTCACGAATATATTAAATTTAAACCCAAAGGCGGCGATAGTAAAACTCACAAGGTACTAGAAACAATGTATCCTAATATGAAGCAAGACGAACTTGAGTTGTTGGCACTAATGACTACTAAATCCGATATAAAAGAGTATGCCAAAAATCTTGGCATGGACGATAATGCAATTAAGAAACTTGTATGAACTTAGACGTGTTCCAGAAGAAAAAAGGAATTTCAATTAAATTGACTTCCGTACAAAAACCATTTAGTTGTCGGCATTGCGGTGCAGGGTTCGTAAAAGAAAGTACCCTGGCTGTTCATATGTGTGAACAAAAACGTAGGTTTTTAGCAAAAGATGAAAAACATGTGCTGTTGGGCTACCAAACGTATGTGAGATTTTTTCAATTAACACAAAAATCAAAAAACATCAAGACCTATGACGAGTTTGCAAAGAGCCCTTATTATAATGCATTTGTTAAATTTGGAAGTTTCCTAAGTAATGTAAATCCTTTATATCCAGATAGGTATATTGACTTTGTAGTTACTAGTGGTGTCAAGTTGGATCACTGGTGTAGGGAAGACCTTTACTATAAATATGTCTTGGATTTAATTAAAAAAGAACCTGCAGAAGTTGCCATACAACGTAGTCTTCAAACCATGATGAACTGGGCAGATGCAAACACTAGTCAGTGGGGTCACTATTTTAAATACGTAAGTCTAAATCGTGCAGTATACGATATCAAAGATGGTAAAATTAGTCCCTGGCTGGTTCTTAATTGTAACACTGGTAGAGACATGCTAGGACGCTTAAATGACGAACAATTAAATATTATATTTGACGTCATGGATCCCGATTATTGGAAAAACAGATTTAAAAAATATTTGCCAGATTTGAATCTTGTCAACGAAGTTGTTAAAGAAGGTAACTTGTAATGCCAGATATCGACATCGACTTTGCAAACAGAGAACAGGCGTTGGAATTATTTGAATATACCACGGCTGTAAGAAACGACGGCACTGAGTTCAAAAAGCACAACACAGGAGTTTATTTTACAAGTATTCCTAGAGATGCCAGGTCTAACACTAGCACAATAGATTATAAAGAAGCAGAACAACGAGGTTATTTCAAAGTTGATTTTTTAAATGTAGGAATTTATGAAGGTGTAAAAAACGAAGAACACCTAGTTAAATTGATGATTACGGAGCCTATATGGGAACTTTTACTAGACGACAGTTTCACGGATTTACTATTCCACGTAAATGGGCATGGGAACTTATTGAGACAGATGAAGCCTACTTCTATAGAAGAATTGGCAATGTGTCTCGCTTTAATCCGCCCAGCGAAGAGATATCTTGTTGGCAAGACATGGACGGAGATTGGACAGGAGATCTGGACGAAACCGACCAATGATGAGTACTACTTTAAGAAGGCTCATGCAGTGGCCTACGCTCAGGCTATTGTAGTACAAATGAACTTAATATGCGACGGTCTTGCTGAGGATGTTAGTTAACGTCTGCCCGGTTTAACTAACTGTATCATCTTACGTTTTACTCGTTTAATAGCAATATTGTTTAAGTTGACTGTTGGACCGAATACTATATCAACGTCCTTGGTACTCATGGTTTTTATAGCATAACGATAAGGCTCCATTTCAGCCCTCATATAGATAGTTATAGGGATTGTGCGATTACTTTCCCACCACCATGCTTCTCCAAGTAGCAAAAAGTCTCTGCGCTCGTCTTCAGTCCGTAAGAGTTCGTAGTCAAATATGCTGGTAACATATTGATCTTGATTTATCACTACACCCACGTATTCTAGCCCGCCGTAGTGG